GACGTGAGCGCGATGCGTATTTGTACAGGATTCTCATTTTTGGTCATTTTTAGATTGCTCAACCTTTTGCTGCCATCGTTCACGGCTCAACTCAACTGCTTGTTTGATCTCATTCGGGAATAATGTCGGACGATGTTCTATTTCGTATTGCAGGTAGTTGTCAATGTCAAGCGAATAAATGTATTGTGCTGCACCTAATGGACAAACAAACGGTGACGGACTGCAACCTTCTAAATGCGCCCTCATGCTCATATCTGCGTGTTCAAACCCATACACACCGAACTTCTCATCAAACATTCCGACCTTATCTAAGCACTCACGTGTAAAGTACATCATGCAGCCGTTACTGTTATTGTATATTCCAATGTTAGGCTCAATCGCTTTAATCATTCGCACGTCAATAGTTTCGTGTTGGTAGATAAAGTGACCAATGTTAGCCATTTGCGCTGCTTCGATAAAAAACAATTCCCATTCCTTTGCACGTGGAAAAGCGTCATCGTCAAATAGGAATATATGATCGCAATCTTTTAACGCTTCAAGACATTGGTTCTTATTCCATGCCACGCCTTTCTTTTCCGTGTCAATGCTTACGTGCAACTTGTACGGTGATTGTGTGTACTTCTCAATTTGGTCAATCGTTAGCTGTACGTGTTCAGGTCGATTGCATCCCGTTACTCCTATTCCTATCATAATGTGTTTAATACTTGTGTTACTTTCTCGTGTGCTATATTCTGATTAAAATGCTCTCGTACATAGTCATGCAGGTTATTTGCTAGTCGTTCGCGCAATTCTTTGTCGTTCGTCAGTCGCAAGATAGCGGTAAACCATCCCTCTTTCTCATTGCAGACCAAAGCGTTTACGTTGTGTTGCAAATGCGGTGCGTAAGGTAACACGTTGCTAACTATTGCAGCGCATTTAGTCCATCCTGCTTCGATCAACTTCAATTCGGACTTACAGCTATTGAATACACCGTGTTCCATTGGAATCAACGCCACGTCGACCTCCTCATACATCACACCGTAGTCGATTGCGTCCTTTGCCCAAAAACGTTTGTAAAACTGTTGGTTGCCTATGTGATTACCTTCTCGCACAAACGATTTCAGGTAATCGCGATAAAAGTCAGGAAGTTGTGTGTAGTTAAATGTAAACATCCGCTCCACTTCCGTAAATGACGGATGCAAATTAAAGCTATTTACAAACTGCACTTTTGAGCGAATATGCTTATTCTGGTAAGCAGAACGAACACCATTAAACATTAACGCTGCATCGCGTTCGCGGTACATACCTGCAATAAAGCCAAATCGCGTAAATCTTGACGGCTGTTTGTTCGTGCTAAACTTAGTGATATTTGGATCAATAGTGTTAGGCACAATCGTTGCGTCAATGCCGTATTCGTTTTTGATATGACGCGCTAATGTTTCGGTTGAGCAAGTGACAGCGTCAACAATTTTAACGACTTCCTTTGTCTGATTCTCCCACTCGCTAACCTCATTTAACTGATGCGTAAAATATCGCACCGCTTCATCGTTTTTAAGGCTTGTCGCGTGTTGTATGCGACCTTTAATTGATTTGTGGTGTAGCTGATGCCACGTTGGAATTTTCCAGTAATCGTCAATGTCAAGAATGATCTTTTTACCTGCATCTTTAAGTTTGGTAAACAGTTCCATTGGATGCGCTCGGTTAATGACGTACACATCGCTATCTAATGGCGAATTAAGGATGTCATGCTTCGATGCTATTTGCGCTCCGTCAATTCGGCAATATGGCATATACAGACGATACAAATCCATACCATTTGCGATCAATTCACGGTCTTTGCCGAAGCCGTTGGTTAATACGGTTACTTTCATTGCTTGGTTTTATTAAATTCTTTGACCATCGTCCGCACGTAAACACACGCTGACGAATAATGTATGCCTGTTTTCTTCTGAAAATCTCTGTAACTGCGTTTCTTAATCGGTTCGTACTCCATGTACTCCAATGTGACCAGTGACTGTAAACTAAGTTCGGGATTAGTCTTGTTCTGATCACAAAACGCTTTAAACTCGTGTATCAATTCAGGATCGAGACCTACGCGCTCCGTTTGCTCATCCACAACGTCCAATTCAAGATCGTCGATAAATTCGTAGGTAGGAAAATTCTGTTTGTTGAAGTTTGATCGTGGTAGCATCACCTCACGCACCATTGTAATAAATGCGTAATGCTTTAATTTGCCGTTTTGGTATAGGTTAAAAATATTTTCCTCTGGCAAAGCACAAACACGCTCAATGACAAGGTGCAACAAGTCTTCACGGGCTGCGAATGTGCGACAGTAGGCCTTTATTGCTGACCGCAATTCCTTACTGTTGTACAACTCCGTGATGATCTGATCTCTGTTCACGGACTGCAATTTACGCACATTCGCAAATCGTTTAGATATTATTTATTGACATTAGTTAACACACATAAACGAATCAATTACTCGCATCCGTTCCTGCGTTGCTTTTATGTGTATTTCGATTAATTCCATATTAATTTCATCACCCACCTGCTTGCATAATTCGTACAACTTCCACAACTGGTCAATTTCATAACCAACAAAACATAGGCGAAGTTCAGGCGTGTCGGCTGCTGCGTACATATCCAACTTTGGCGACAAGTCAGCCATTAACGTTCTGTATGCTTCAGCGTATTTAAGATCAGCCTTTGTGTTATGGCGGTTGTTATGCCTCCGCATCGCGTGAATAACGGTAGCATGATTACGGTTAACTATTTGCCCGATTGATACCAACGATAACATCGTATGCTCTCGTAGTATGCCCATAACCAGTTGACGGACCAATACTATTTCGCCCAATCGCGTTTTGCCTTTGATTTCGTCGAATGTTAATCCGAACACGTTATGTACTGATGCCTGTAATGCAGACATGAATTTCTGTGAATCTGTTGCTTTCATTTTTGTTTGGTTTTTGGTTATTAATTAATTTGTGGGATGTGCGCTACGAGTTGCGTGTATTTGCGAGTTAGCTGCTATTTTACCGACCACTCCGAAAGTTTAGACTTTACAATCAATTTCAGTTCATCAACTTTTGACAATGGACAGCGAAAAGCAATCGTTTTGGTTTCTTCGTTGTATTTAGGTTTAGCACCCGAACCTTGCCGAGTGCCTCCTCTTTTTAATTTACTTGTATTGATTTTTCTATTGAGCATAATAAATCATCTATATTAGTTCTATTAAAATCACTTTCGTTTATTCTCATTTTGTAACCTAAATAATTGATAACAAAAATGTATTTTCTGCCTTCTTTTGTAAAGTCAAAAATATATTCTTTATTATTTGGGGTTACAAATGTTCTACCAGCCTTAGCCATTAATACATCGTCTTTTTTTGTGTATTTACCGATTTGATTTACTTGTTTCATTTTGTTATTGTTTTAATTTCTGATACAAATATAAACCCTTTATTTTGAATTTGCAAACTATTTCAAAGATATTTTCAATTTATTTTTTAAAGTGCTAAAAATCAAATAGAAAAAAACAGCGGCTAACAGCACATAAGCAAAAGCCCAAATCCAACCGCACAATGCCAACGCTATTTGTGCCTTCGCTTATCTGCAAATCGTTAAAATGGTAAATCGTTTGTCTTTGGTATAAAATCCGTGTTAGGTTGCAATGTGTTACTGATGTATGTCTTTTTAGGATCAACGAACAAAGTATGCTCACCGTCCCAGTTAAGATCAACCGCGCCAGTTTCACCGTTACGATGCTTTGCAATGATAACCTCTGCCTTACCTTCCGTGCTTTGTCCGTTCTCATCCTGCATTTCACCGTAGTATTCAGCGCGGTGAATAAACATTACAATATCCGCATCCTGTTCGATTGCGCCTGATTCGCGCAAGTCGGATAGTTGTGGACGTTTCTCACCGCGTGATTCTACCGCACGACTTAATTGTGATAAGGCTACCACAGGCACGTTGCAATCTTTTGCTACTCGCTTCAACTCTCGGCTGATCTCGGATATAATTGCTTCACGGTTTCGGTTTCGTCCGTTTGGTACGCTCACTAATTGCAGGTAATCAACAATAATCAACCCGACACCACCTTGCACGGCTTTCAACGACTTACTGCGAAGTTCCTGCCAGTCAATTCCTGCCTTGTCTTCAATCTGCAACGGATGGCATTCTATCACACCTCGCGCCTGTTCCACTTTGCGAAGTTCATCAGTAGTCAGACATCCGTTTTTGTAGTTGTGCGAATTTACCAGCGATTCCATCACGATTAGACGCGTGGTAAGTTGCAGCGCGGACATTTCAAGACTAAAAAACAATACAGGTTTGTTGGAATTACGGGCAAATGCTAACGCTAACGCTGTCTTACCCATTGCAGGACGCGCAGCAAGTATCACAAGGTCTGATGGCTGCCATCCACCAAACACACGGTTCATATCAGTGAATCCTGTGCTGATTCCAGTCGGCAGGTTATGTTCACGGGCGTAAACTTTCTTAGCGTACTCTTCGCGCTCCAACTTTACCACCTCCGCAACAGATACCACCTGCTTACCTTTAGTAGTTTCAGACATTAGATAGTCGTTTAACTGCTTAACGTCATCGCGAATGTTAAACACGTCCACGCTGTCTGCATAGCTGCGATTAATCAACCTGTCGGCCTGTTGTATCACTTCCCTACGCATAGCCAATTCCTGAATCTCTCTGCAATGTGCTTCGATATGAACATCACTACCAACACGGTTGCACAACTCGGAAACGATCATAATGCCGACAATTTCTAATTCGTTAGTCGCTTTAAGTTCTTTGGTCACGGTAACCATATCAACGGCTTCGCGCTTACGGAATAGTCGATCAATAGCTGCAAAGATGCGACGGTGTTTCTCGTGATAAAACGTTTGCTCATTAATGATTTCCATAACACGGGCAATGCTCTGCTCAAACAATACCATCGTGCCGAGTACCACGCGCTCCGTGTCTAAGTTGTATGGCGGTTTTCTGTCGTTCATTTGTTTTAGTTTGGTTTATAACTTGCCTTCGTCAGCAAATGAATAATAACTACTTTTTGTCAAGATTACATGGTCACAAATATCAACATCAATCAATTTTAACGCTTGTGTTGTCTTTTTGGTTAAATTTATATCTTGATCTGAAGGCTGTAAATTTCCTGATGGATGATTGTGTGCAAGTATAACAGCGTCTGCCAAACTATCCAATGCATATTTTGCAATAATACGGATATCGACAACAGTACCTGATATTCCACCTTGCGATATTTTAGCGTAGCCAACAGTTGTTTTGCTTCTATTCAATAATAATATAAAAAATGATTCATAAACCTCTATATCTTCAAAATAAAATTGCCTAATAAAATTGTATGCATCAAGGCTTGATTTAATTTTTACTTGAGGAAATTCTGTGTCATTTTTTTTAATAGTAAATAGCGGAGTGTATTTTGTTTTAGTCTTCATATTGGTTTAGTTTGGTTTACAAAGTTAATGTTAATTACTCAAAATTAAACTTTTTGTACTGTTGTTTCGGTTTTGGTTTAAGTTCACCGTTCTTTTGCTTTACTCCGAGCCAATTAGTAAAATGTGATTTCAGATCGCGCTCCGTTTTATCCTCATCCTTTCCTTGCGAATGACAATGGGATATAAACTCATCCACAAGCCTATTAAAGTCATCAGTACTGATCTTATAGGCTCGGATAACATTCTCATACCACAACGTCTGTTTGGGCAATTCTCGGATGTGTTCAACCTTATACTTTGGCTGCGGTTTGAATTGGTCGACATATCGTGGCGGTAAAATTTCCTCCACACCCCCTTTGTTATTATCAACTAAATTTACATCTTCATCTTCATTTTCAGTCGGCATATTCAATTCCATATCCGTAGCAGATGCATTTGCATATGCATTTGCATCACCCGATGTAGCTTTTGCCCATCTTTTTTGAGCATTTGCACTTAGATTTGTACTTTTCTTTTGGCGCAACACCATTTCCTGCATCAGTCGTTCATTATAAAATCCATCCTCCGTTTCAATAAATTTAGAACGAACAACCGCATCATCTTTGACCATATTGTTAAAACTAAATTTATCAATCAATCCCCCGTGTTGATGTTGAGCGCATAGCATACGTACGTACAATCCAACCTGCTCGTTGGTCATAAACAAAGTGCCAGTCAAAAAATCTGACGTGTAAAACAAAAATGCAGGATCTTTAGCTTTCTTAGCCATTGTAAAATAAATATGCCCACCAACATACTAACAGCGTTCCACTTCTGCTTTCTGCCAATGGGCATTTAATTCGTTAGGTTGCTTATAATGTGGAACGGCAACACTTAATGCAAATATACTACTTATTTCCTTTCTGAAAATCTTTTAGCAGTCTTTTTCCTTTTGACTTATTGACAATGGTGTATTTGACGTAACGTTCACCGTATTTATCTACGGCATCCACGCTCTTTATATTTGGCTGTCCGTACTTTTTATTGAACAACTGACGAAGATCGAATATACGCGCTCCTAATCGCGTAGTGTCGTATCTTTTAGCATATTCCAATGCCGTTATACTTTTACCGTCAATCATTTCCTTTAATGCGGTTAGCATTAATTCGCGTTTACGTCCTGTTTTTGTTTTCATGGTTTTGGTTTTAATTATTGGTTAGTAATTCGATTGCTTCGTCTGATGTTCGTACCACGTACACGGGAGCGCAGTTGACTTGTTGAAATCGCTCCTGACCTTCGCGTAGTTTGCCTGTTTTGGTTTTTACCTCGATCACAAACCACTTACCGCGATAAGACACAAGCAGGTCGGGAATGTCACGTCCGTTGATCTTGTTAACGGTCGCACCAATGGCTTCCATCGCCTTGACAATTTCGGCTTCATTCCCGTCCCGCTTGTATTTGTACTTCATTATTTCTCCGTGATTTTGATGCTGTCGATGAAGCGGATGCGGGTATCTTCGTTGTATGTATATACTTCGCCTTCTTGTGCTTCGTCGTACCTATTGGCATTATTCAGGCTAATTAGAATTAACTTCCCACAACCAATTTCAGCGCATATATAAATATGCTCATCAATTTCTACATACTGCCCCTTCTTAATTTTAACTTTTACCGCTTGGTTCTTCAATTCAACTGTTACTTCTGTCATTGTTTTGGTTTTATGGGTTAATTACAAACTTAGTGATTTTCAACTTTTCTTTCAACTCCTGCAACTCCGATTCCGCTTTACGGATGGCTTCTTTAGCGACGTCAATATCATTTGCATCAACGATGAAAGATAGGTAATACAAGCCACATTCATCATCTACACGTGGATCGAATGAGACAAACATTCCACGATCAATGCCGTGAACGATGCAACCTGCGACGATCTGCCAGTAATACTTCGGCATTTCCTTCTTTAAGTCCTCGACGCTTTCCATCAGGCAATAACGTAGGTGTGTTGTTGTCTTAGGACATTTGACCTCAAAAATACATGGTTCACCTGCATACGTACCAACACGATCACACGTTGCGCCAAATGTAGGCATTTCGTCCCATTGCTGAAAATAGCTGCTATCTTCGAGCGTGACCGTAGGCACTAACTTTTCAAGCCATGTAAATGCACGGGATTCGTTCTCTACACCGTGTGCAATGTCAGCACTCTCGTAGAAGTCCTCCTGACTTTCGCCAGTCAATCGCTCCGCTAACTTCTGCATCACATACGGACGTGGTCGCTTTTTAGGTGTGCAAATCAGGTCGTACAAATTACTTGCAGTCCATTTGCCTACACGCGCCTGATGCCATTCAAACGAATTTGATTCTATTCTTGTGTCCATCGTGTGTTCTGTTTTAATGGTTGTGATTGTACGTCGATTACTTCCTCGTAAGTGTGGATGCCCATGCTGATTTCAGGTGCAAACTGTCGCACAAAGAACGCTGCTGCTCGGTAGCGTAACATTAGCTGTGGCATTGTTTTCCACTTGCTACCTGCCTTCGTTGCCCATCCCTCATCCGTTGCCATCTTAACGCTCACCCAGATTCCGTGCTTAATTTCGCCAGTGCGCTTGTCTTCTGCATACGCTCTGCATGAACCACCGTCCTTGTCCGATTCCTCGTAGCCAATAGTACCCCATGCGCTCGATGCGTTAAGCGTTGCAATCAGGAAATTGCTTGACCATGCAGGTTTGCCGTGAACGATGTAAAGATTCTGCATGACCATTAGCGGCGACGCTCCGATACGTGATGCTGTTTCGATTGCAATGATGCAGTCTGCGATGTTGCCCTGATAAGTCTTAGGCACTAACTGTGATGCTGCAAGTACCTTTGCCTGACGTTGAGCCAGTTCAAAAGATTCTGCATTGGTAAACACACTCACCGCTTGGTTTACTTGACGCGGTTGGATAGCAACAGGTTCGTCAATTACAATAGGCACTTCGGCTGTTGGTTGCTCGGTAGGTTGCTCTTGCACCTCCGTTTGTTGATCGAAGTCAATCGGGTATTCGATGCCGTCAACGATTTTTGGTTCTGTTTTTTGTTTCATTTTGTTTTGTTTTTGATTTACACAAATGTAAATAAAATTTATATAAGTTGGTTGTCCTGCAAAGATTTTTTTTGTGCGTCAGTCAAATATCGTTCGCCGCGCAATATCCTGTAAAGATGCGGACGGCTGCATCCAATTAACTTTGCCACGTGGGATTTACTAATACCTAATAATTTGATCTTGCGGTTTAATTTATCTATTGACTTCATAATTTATCGATGACTTCGGTTTCTACGTAATTAATAACGTCCTGCTTCATAAAGTCCGCAAAGCGTTGGATCGCATCGGTCAAATCTTTGTAATCAATTACCGCGTTTATGTCCGTTTGTTTCTCATTGTACCAGTCACCTGCAACTTCGCTGACTGTTACGTGTACAGGAATATCAAATGCGATTCCTTCCGTGTCATCCATAAAGAAGTTGATGGTGACGTACTTTGTGAGTGTTGATTTCATGTTATTCGGGTAAGGTTAAGTAAATAGATAAGTTTAACTCGTCATGCTGCAATTTTACCCAGTTTTCATCAGTCAGGTAAAAGGATGTGTCAAATGCTGCCTCGCATTGCTTACGGACTTTCTTGCTATAATGTCCCTGCATTCTGATCTTACCGTGTGATGTCTCGATAGAGTAGAATAACTCCAAAGATATTTTGTCGTTAATCTCCGTTAAGATTTGCAGCAATTCTGCTTGTGTTTTGTTTTCTGTTGTCATGTTTATTTGGTTTATTGGTTTACTTATTCATGATCCACCCATTCGTCAGCCTTGAGTGGTTCGGCTTGTCCTGTTGTGTCGTTGAGCCATAACGCACGGCATAATTTTACCGCTGCTTCGTAGCTGACACGCTTTTTAACGTTGCGTTTGATGCACTCGTCGCAGTTCTTAATCGCCTCCGTGCTATCGTTGACAAAGATGGTTGGAGCGTGCATATCGCGTGGATGACGCTCGTCATATTGGTTACACGCTTTCGCGAACATTATTGCTATAATTAGCAGGAAGATCGGCACGGCTATAAATTGTTTCCAGTTCATGATGTTTTGGTTTTAGTTGGTTGTTTTAGTTAGTCCTAATTCTGAACAGGCATAGTTAATGTGTTTTGATGTCGTTACGCTCCAATATCCCAATACTTTAGCGGTCTTGATTTCGTAGTCAATTTTAGCTACATTGGTTGAATAAGAGCGAATAAAATCGCCTTCGCTTGTTGTTACAATACATAGATTCTGTTTGTACTTTTTAAATGTTCTCATGTTGTTTTGGTTTTTAAGGTTATGCAGTTGGTCGGATGCTGCTCCCCGTTTGGTGTTAGTTAATTACTTGTACGTCTATTACTTTTCCAAATGTATTTGGGTACTTCATATTCCAGATCTGTTGAGCCCATGTCTTAAGAAGGTACGGATATTCACGCGCCTGTTGAGCTTTATTACTGTTAAGTTCAACTACTAATGTTGAAGGAATAGACATTACAGAATAATTTTCTGTTACTTCGTTGTGGCTGATGGTGATTTGGATTTTCATAGTTTTTGGTTTTAGTTGTTTGTTTTAATTTGATAGGACAAATATACAGCGACATTTTGATTACACAAGTGTAAACGGTAAAATAAAGTTGCGATTTTTGCAACTAATCCGTAACTAATTGATAATCAACGCAATAAATTTAATGTAAATCCTGCTATTATTCCACTTAGGGCTGCAATTACCGCGTTTTTTCGACGGTTTTTCTTTTGGACTTGCCCTAACTCTGCAACATTTTGGGCATTAATTAACCCTAATTCCGTGACATACTCGCGGTGAAGGCTATCCTGCTGCCTGTATTGCTCGGCTAAACTATCGCATTTAACCACGATTGTATCGCACATTTGTAGCTTTGTGACCGTGTCTGTAATGGTCTGATATTTAACGATCATCGACTGCAATCGCTCGACGTGTTCAATTACGGTATCACGATGCAAGATTAACGTGTCGTACTTAACAATAACCTCACGCTCTACAACGGTTTCAACTTTACCGCTAAATAAGTACCAGCCTATTCCGATGCCGAACGCGATTGATAAACCAATTCCAAATAGTCGTTCCATTGTTTTATACGTTCAGTTATTTTCTTGTATGAATCCACAGCGATATATTCCCACCCGTCCGACGTTCTCATGTAAACAACTTTCTCACCGCTTACCTCCGTTGATCGCCAGAACACGATCCATTCAGCAACGTAGCATAGTGTAGCTTTACGCTTAAAATACAACTCCTTGCCCTCATCGTATTCAAGCATGTCAAACTCAAAATAAGGGAATCCGTTCGGTGCTTCCATCACGCGTAAACTTTACCGTTAACTATTCGCGCCTGTTTCATCACGTATTCGCCTGTCTTAGCGTCTATGTGCAACACCGCGCAACCTTGCGTCCAGTCGTTCTCAGGCAAGTAGTCAGGCGAAAGGTCGCACAAACAGCCGAATGAATAACAAACGTAATCCGTGCCATCGCTGTTCTTCCATGTAAATTGTGACTCCTTATGAAAATGACCAACGGCTGAACTAATGCGCGATTTTAAGGCTAACCAACGTGCAGGATATACGCCTCCGCTACCTTTGAACTCATGCCCGTGATAAATTGTAAACTTACCTGCTTTGATGCGTTGTAACGATCCTATTTCGATAATTCCATGCTTACCGAACTCAAGTATCTCTGACAGGTTAAAGTTCGGCAAATCGAGTAATTCAGGTGCTTTCACTTGCATATAACGCACCAAACGCTGTTCGTGGTTGCCGATCTTGAAGTAAATCGGGCAACTTAACTCATGTTTCACCCATGCGATAAACTGCTTCCATGTTTCAATTTCCTCGCTAATTCTCCGCGCTCTTGGATCTTTCTCGTGAAATGATACACCGTGAAAGTCCAACGTATCACCGTTAAGCAATAAACCGTTAACCTTTTGATCTTTCAAGTGATTAACGGCTGCGATCAACGCTGCTTCATCGTGGTAAGGTAAATGAATATCCGATAAAATACCTAACCGCGTGACACCTTTAGGCATTATAAAATCTTCGCGCTTCTCTGCGTATGATACTGGCGGTTGAGGTGTTTGGAATTGAAATCCTTTGCGTTGTACTTGTTCTCTTTTCTTATCGCCTAACGCACCACGATAGTATTTTACGGCGTTACGTACTGCGTCATAGGATGTAAACAATTCGATGTTCTCATTGTAAATTTTACGCGCTATCGCTCGTGTCGCTACCGTTGGAAACTTCTCAAGGTAATTAATTACTACCTTACCCTGAATTTTAGTTTTTCCTGCCATTGGTTTGGTTTTGGTTTATAACTTGTACATCAGGTCGTTAAGATAGATATTTTCATCTTTCACGCCAATGCTTCGCGCCCATGATCGCACATCGAAAGAGGGACAAGCCTTTACCGCAAATTGGTTGTGACCTGCCACCTTTATCTGTGGATGCTTTGCAATAGTGTTTAATACATACGCTTTCATCGCTTCAAGTTGTTCTGGCGTTCGCGTGTCCTTTGCTTTCTTCATATCCTTGCTCATGCCACCAACGTAACACACGTGACGCGCTTTCTGATTAGTACCTACCGCACCATTTGTAACCTCACGCGGTTGAACAATGTTATCACCATCATACGGCACTAAATTCTCAACCGTGCCACGCATTTGAATCAAATCGCTATACCCGACCTGCTTCCAACCTCTGCCCTTTGGCGGTGCGGACGTATGCCATGCGCGAATATCTGCGCCTGTGTGCGATCTGCCTTCAGGTGTTGATGTGCAATGGATGATTAGTAGTTCTAACTCTTTCATTTACGTTTAATTGCTTCAATTACTTTTTGGAATACACCCTTACCAGTTGCTTTCTTTAGGTTCTCGTCGATGCTCATTAACTCGTTGCCGAGTATAGCCAATGACACAATGCTGCGAACGCTGAATCCAAAATCGATCTTAAATACGTTCTCAATCGTATGCGCTAACAGAATCAAAAGAAAGTACACCAACAGTTTTGGGAATACGTCCGCTAACCTACGGCTGCTTATCTTCTCGCCTACTTTACGCGCTGCCCATACCCCCGTTGCCGTGTCGCATAGCACAGCCATTGCAACTACGAACAACTGACCACTTGCAGGAGCAAAATAAATGATTAGCAATTCAGGTAGGTGAATTAACTTCTCACCTAACTTCATTAACCACACGCGTACCATTAGTTGTATTGTAACTGAACGTAAAGTGCTGACTGTGGTGCGTTAGTGTCACTATCCGCTACACCTGTTGTAGCTGCGATTACGATTGCGGTGCTGAAAAACTGAATTGTTTTACCTGATTCGAAAGGTTGATAAACATTCCCTGATGACGGAACTGCAATCGTCAAAACTGGCTTAGTTGTGCCAAGTGTAATATCCGCATCAAAATTGTCAAAGAACTTAACGTAAATAGTATTCTGATTTGGATTGATGATGTTTAATCCGCGAACGGTTAATCCAGCCACTCCGCACTCTGCAACGCTCAACAATTCTTCTGTTAATGATAGGCTTCTAAAGTTGTTCATGATAAATAAGTTTATGTGTTAATTGTTAATTCCAAGTATTTGTTTTATCTGTTCGATTTCTTGCGGTGTACAATTAGCAAAGAAGTCAACGACACGATTTGTATTTTGTACTGTCGAGTATGGATCATCATAAACCATGTATTCATCTACAAGATTACCCAAATCATCTGTTTCGGTGCATATCCAAGAATCTCGTCCGTCGCCTTGTAATTTGTATTTGTATGTTTTCATAATTAAGATCGTTTGAAGGTTAATACAGCGCGATAAATTACACCAACTGGATTCGTTGCCCAAACTGGATTTGTTACCCTTAAAGTAAAAAAGTCAGAAGCACCTATTGCAATGTTCAGTCCCGTTATTGTTGTATTGGTAGTAACTGTTGCGCTTCCTCCATTTGCAGCGGTTGTGCCTATTGAAGTTGTTGTGTTTTGAGTGGTGTTGCGCAATTCAAATGTAACAAGCTCACCAGTTCCCGCTGTTGTGTTACCATAAGTCATAATTGTGGCTGCTACAATAGTAACTGCATAGCCAAAATTAAAATCATTATTCGTGTCAGTATTTCCCGCTGTTGGTGATATACCAGAATTTAAGAAATGCCAAACTGAACTATCCGCTGCAGGTGCTGCACCACCATGTAAACAAAGGAATGTAAAATATGCATCGTCTAATGTTATCTTACTATTTAGCTGCGTCTGAATAGCTGATGTAACGCCTTTCACATATGACAACTCTGTAAGGCTTGGATAAGTCGCAGTTGTCAAACTTGTGATCGTGCTACCAGTCGAGTTAAATGCAGCTATCTCGTTATTTGTTCCCGTACCTGTTACGGGATTTGTAAGCGTTGCCTGTTTACCGTTTAGCTGTGTTTGTATAGCTGATGTCGTACCCTTAACGTAAGACAATTCTGTCAAACTTGGATATGTCGTAGTATTCAACGATCCAACCGTTCCAGATGTTGCCCAGTACGTTATCTGATTAGCCGTTCCCGTACCTGTTACTGCATTTGGTAGAATTGTGTTAATGCTTTTAGCCGACCACAACTGTGACGATGAATTGTAAGCCAAAAGATCATTATTCACAGGTGGAACTGTAATCAAATCCACATTGTGAATTTCATCAAGTTCGTAACCGTTTTGACAACGGACATAAATCTGCCCGTTACCCGCATTTGCCCTTTCAACTATTCCAACATACACCAAATGATCAGGAGCGTAAGGCTTGACGTTTGTCAAACCTCCAAATGTCGATGCACTAAGATAAAGCGTGTCACCTGCCG